TATTTGCCATTTGTTGTGCATATAACTGTCCTAAAATAACACCAACATCTTCTGCTTCTCCATCAGCAGCAAATTGACCACTTGTTGCGCCGCTAACAGACATTGCTAAAATGTCATCATTAGTCTTCTTGATGATAGTCAGCATGTTTTCTTTGTCGGTATCCAGTGCAGCTTTTACAGCTTTGTTGCGTATATCTTGTACATGCTGTACTTGAACGGCTGCACCAAGATCAGATACTGCACCGCCAAGATCGCCAGATAACTGTGCAGTTTTATTTATGTATGATTGAAAGTTTGAAACAAATTGATCTTCGTTAGCAGGGTTTGAAAAGTCAGGATTGCCATCTGCACCTGTATTGTAACGAAAAGCATTAGCCGCATTTGATATATCAACTTTTGTTGCATTCAAATAGCGTTGATTAAGAAGAGGTTTGGCAGAAGCGCGAGCAACTTTAGACAAATCAGCTTCATCAATAATAGCACTATAATCTTCAACATTGAGAGTGCCATCTTCATTACGAGCAAATGTATAGGATGATGCAAACTGTTTGCCCTCTTCTTCTTGCCTGTCAACAGCAAGTTTGAATGCAGAGTCAAGCAACTGCTGACCCATACGCATCTGACTTTCAGCAGCACGCACACCAGCATTAGATGGCCTTACCAATCCAATGGGGCCAATAGCAGGAGCATCTGTTCTAAACTTTTTTATTTCCATAACTAAATAACCTGATACATTTTTAACCCAGCACCAACAATATTCATCATTTGCTGATTCCGAGCAGAGCTTCTTGCATAACGCTCATCCATCATAGCTTGGTCAGCACGAGTAGCAGACAATGACATTTGACCTAGTGTTCTTATTGAGGCTTGGTCTAATGCCTTTGCTGATTTTTTTGATGCTTCTTTACGTATGGCGTTTATTGAACGGTCTTGCCTGCCTTGCCCAGCAAGAACAAGTAGCTTTTCATATTGACGGAATTGTTCAACGCGATTGTTGTGATCAATAAGACCGCCAAGTTGCGCACGCTTCATCTCTTGATAATTCTGTTGCTGCAACATTCTTGAAGAATCAACTTGCGCACGTTCTCTTGCTGATATTCCTTGGCTGGTAATAAATGCACCAGCCGCCATTAATGCAATTTCAAAAGCCATTAAAATGCCACCTCTATAACCATGCCGTTGATTTGCAAATCCAACGGTGCTGACTGTGATATAGTTACTCGTGGGTCTTTGCTAAAACCCAGTGGTCTAAACTCTTCTTTGCCTGTTTGTTTAACACGAGGCAGTGAAGGATCAAAGTTTACATTACGAATAATCATATCAGTTCCATTAACAGAAACAGATAATGTGTCGTTAAGATCAAGATCAACTAACGAAAGTCTACGTGGCCTTGCAGTCAAAGGCCCACCCTGTACACCAGCGTCAATAGGAAGTGTCTTTAATTCTGGTGTAAATTTATACCCTGCTTCTACACTTGATGCAGTAGAATCTACAGAAGACACATCTATTTTTTGAAAGGGTGGGCTACCAGATACAGTAAAGTTACCTAAATATTCTGTACCATCAACAACATCAAGTTGTGCGCCATGTTTCCAAACAGCAGAAACATTAAATTCACCATTAGAACCAGAATAAATTTTGCTGCAATCTAATTGAAAATCAGTATCAAACTGTTCTAAAAAGAACTCAGTTGACCCACTACCATCATCTCGCGCAACAACAGCAAATAAATTATTATCTGTAGACCCAACAGAAATATAAGTACCGTTGGTTGTCCAATTCATCCAACCTAACTTCTTTTCGTTGCGAATATGGTAGAATACAGATATATTCCCATCACCATTCAAAAAGAACCCATAAGCACCAGACCTGTTTAACGAGCCTTTAACCACCGCTAGTTGCTTAGGATTGCTTATTAGGTGGGAAGATAGCAAAGATACCTGTGCGCCAACGTAGGCCCCTTCAGAGTCCGTGAACACAAACTCTCTAACAGCAGTGCCAGTTGACTGCACAAACAAAGTTGCACCATCAATAGATTGTGGCCTAACAAAGCCAGTGCCGAATGGAGTCTGCGCAGATATTTTTGCATTAGCTGGCGTTAATGGCTGTGTTGTAGAGCTTGGCAAAAAGAACTCGCCTTGCGATGCAAACACTTGCAAGTCTCTGTTTGATACAAGATGGCGAATGCGGTTTGTTACACCAGCAGCTACATCCAAATCAATAGCATCTGTATCCTCACCTTTGCCAACATCAAAATTGAAATACTCTGCTGTTTTAGAACTCCATATACCATCAGGCTGACTGTTAGTACCGCCAAACCAAAGACGGTTTTCGTGAAAAGTAATAGCAGATGGAAAACCACGAAATGTAGAGTATGATTGCTCAAACCATTCTGTTGTAGCTGCTGTTGATTCTATTGTAACAGAACCACCACCAATATCTTCTAAAGTAGCACTAGCACCAGCAGTAACCTCATATTTATTTTCATCAATAATACGAGATATTGTTCTTGTACCATTTATATTTGCAGCAGTTATACCGCCTACACCGCCAGCATCTGCAATAAATACATGAGCGCCAACTGCAAGACCATGATTTGCATGTGCAATCTCTATTTTATTAACATCTTTCTTTGTTTTAATGGCATCAATATCTAATTGTTTTTTTATTGCACCTTTAATGTTGCCAGTTACATTCTGCGCATCAGTAAATGCAGTAATAACAACTTCTGTTTCACCAATTAATAATCTTGTGCCAACCATTGCACTATCAAAGTAATCAGCACTTGTTGTAAATGTTCGACTATTCCCAGATGAATGAGATGGCGTAATAGTTACACCAGCACTTTGAAAATTATAATATGGCTGAAAAGTTTTGTTACCATCTAATGATGTTTCAAAAGCATACTGTTGACGTACAAACGTATTCAAACCTGTGCGTTTTAAAATGACAGGAAAGAAATCAGAATGGCAAAGAAACATAAAATCGCCAGACTGAGCAAATGTAATCTGCGGTATACGTGCGCTTGTAATTTCGCTAAATGTAACAGTTGTGCTTAATGACACAGCACCTGTTGTTGGATTTATAAAAAAGCAATCTATTTCGCCATTGCGAAACGCGATAATATATTTCTCATCATCAGAAAAAACGAATGGCTCTATCCTAATCTGTTGTGTTAAGACAGAGCTATAACTATCTGTAAACTTATGGATAAACTTCGAGCCGGGCCTTTTTATAACACCACCTTCAGCGCGTATAAAAAAGTTAGTTACCTTTTCAGCAGCATTTTGATAGACTTGCGAGTCAGTCCTTGATGTTAAAGAAGGGCTGATTTCACCAAAAGAAAAGTTGTTTAAGGGTACACGAATGCGTGCCATTAACTTCTCCTTTCAGTAATAAACCTCGATGTAGTTAGCTTGCGCGTTGTCTGTTGTTGTGCATCAAGTGTCTTTGCTTGTTGCATAAGTAATTGTGCTTTGCGTTCCATCATTTGAGCCATTTGCTCATCTCTAGCAATAGCTAATGCAAAACTTGCGGCAAGTGTATACTCAACAGCTAATGTAAAATAGCTTGGAAAGTCTGTTTCTAAAGCACGAAAAGTATAATCAATAACTAAAGTTGAAGTGCTGGATTCATTGCAAAATATTAAATCACCATAAATTGTATAAGCAATCAATTGATCATCAATAGTTACGGCATGAACCATAAGATTATCTGCTGGTATTTGATATGCCGCATCAAAACGTCCAGTAGGAGTGTTGGTTAATCTATTTAGTTCAGCTTGATTAGTTGCAAAACGCCAGCGTGTTGTACACAACGCTGTACGTATAGTGTCTTCATAAATATTGTCCGCAACCAGTGCTTCTGTACTGTCTGCGGAAAACGAAGTAATAGGGTTCGCGCCAATAAGTATTAGGCCACGAGACGCAATATCAATATCTGAATTAGCTACACTACTCATGTGGTTATGGGGGGCTTACGCCCCCCACTTCCTTAGTCGGAGTCTGAGACTGTCAGAGCAGTACCGTCAGCAATATCGACAACGCCGCCTGTATTAGACAGCACTACAGATATGCCCATGGTAGGAGCATCTGAATCATAGACAAAAACAACGTCGCCAACATTCATCATGTCAGATGCGTCATTGAAGTAGCCAGATACACGGACTGCTGTCAGCGCATCTGTTGAGGTGTAGAACCACAGATTGTGACCGCCACCAGTAGCCATATTAGTTAGGCCAGAAGCTGAATAAGCCATGCTCTACTCCTTATGTGTTGTTATCAAGGACTTCATAGATACCATTGTCATCAATAACAGTAGCACCCATTGACATCATTGAAGTTGCAAGGTGTGCAGCTTTTTGCGGCACATAATTAATTTCAGTTTGAACATCTGAGTTGATGCCCAAGCCGACAGCAGATGTATGGTAAGCCATGTTCTTACCAGCAGTAATTGCTGATGTAGAGAAAATCTTGAAGCCAAGAAACTCTTTCATGGTCATGCCACCTGCGTATGGCAGATTCTGCTCACCAACAAAATCGCTTGATGCAAATTCTGTAATCAAGAACAGATCGGAATATCCCTTTGGATGCATAGCTAAGAAGCGACCGCCATCTTCTGGAATATTTGCAGAGCCAAATGTTTCAAACAAAGTCAACAAATCAGCCTTTTCAATAGCACCATTTGTATCATGTATTTGAGTTGAGTTAGCACCTGCGTCCATAGCAGTATAAAGAATCTCGTCAGTCTTACGACCAAGAGCGGCAGCAGCAGACTGCGCTACAGCTTGACGTTCATCTATATTGGTCTTCAGTTCATCGAGCTTGTCGATGTACTCAGCCGCATAATGGTCAGCCATAGTTGCCTCAACCTGTGTGTGGGTGAGTTCCATAGCGGTAATGTCACCATTACGTGACTTTGTTGAAGCAGAACCAGTACCGATTTTTTGGAAGCGAACAGTGCTACCAGCAACATTGCCAACTGTGCGTACAGTGTTACGCAACTTTGAACCCATGCGCTGATAAGCCATGTGAACTTCTGACTCGAACTGCTTGATAAATGCGACATCAATAGTATTCGCCATTTTATCAGTCCTTTCAAAAGAGGTTTACGTTTACAACACAGTTGTCCGTTACGTCGCGTCAATCGGTTATCCCGCAGGGCCGTCAGCTAGAAACAGGCTGTATTAATCAAATCTCACTTCTATCTCTGGTTGGCAACGCACAAAACGTAAACAATGATAACCATTTATGACTGTAGGTTGATTTGAAAAAGAATACCCTAACCAATCAAGCCATCTAATTGTACGCTCATGTTCAATAGGAACAAGGTTTTCTACCCAATCATATTGATTGCAAAGCCAATCAGACATTAACTTTGACGTTGTAAGAAACATGCGTGGCTTCTCATCTAATACATTAGTTCCCAATAACCATATATGCCCAGATGAAAGATTGGCTGTGTTTTCAAAAGGATAAACACCAAACATGCATACAGGCTCATCTTTGTATAAACCTGTCCACGTTTTTGCATGTCTGCTTGATAAAGGTACGTGAAGCGCACGCCACGGCGTTGCGCCGTGGATCATGCACTCTCGTATATCAGTATCACGAAGACGATGTTGTAAGTAGCCAGCATGCTCTATTGTAGCCTTTACTATCTTTACATCACCGTCTTCATGGAAAGCGTTAATTGAAGACTTTGGAAAAGCCTGCTTGGACTTCCTTGACATAGGCTGGGTCTCTTTTCGCTGGATTCCAGTAACGCTCGTCAGTCATCATAGAACGCAGTTTATCTTCTGTCATTCCAGTAGGTAAGCCTGCATCAGCAGACATTTGCGCACTGCCTACTTTAGACATAATAAACTCAAGAGCTTCAATGCCTTTTGCCGTTTGCCCAATCTGCAAGATAGCATCGCTATATTCTTCTGGAAAAAATTTATTTGCCCACAAGTCAACAGCTTCAATACGTGCATCAGCATTGTCACCAAGATTAGCACGTTCTTGTTCCAAGTCAGGTGTTTGTGAGTTTATAAACTCTGCATATTGCGCAATGCCAGATTCAAACTCTTCTTGGCTGTACGCATTCTCAAATGCATGATCAGCCCACCATTGGAACAGTGGATTATCAACAGCCATTTCTGCGTCGACAGATTCTGGTATCTGATAATCACCAGCAGTAGCTGGCCTGTTTTCATAAGCAGCAGCTTCAAACTCCTGTATGATTTGCTGCCGCATTTCTTCTTGACCAGCACCAAGTTTCTGTTCAAGAGATTGATAAGAAGATGCAAGGTCTTCTGGTGTATTAAATTTTTCTGGTAGCCATTCTGGACGTTCAGCTACAGGTGCTTCAGTTGTGGCTGTGGCTTCAGCCGCTACTTCTACATTATCTGCTTCGCTCATTTCTTTGCCTTTTCTGCTTGTTTAAATCGCCTCTCTATGAGGCCCACTAAATAACGCTGCCCTTCTAAATGACGTAGTTCAGCGTCAGATATGTTCGCGCCACTTACAGCTTCAATAGTGATAGAGCGTAGATACTGCATCACTGCTTTGCCATTAGGTGTGCGGAACAAACTGTTTATGTTCTGTGATATTCTGTCGTCTTCTTCTTTTGGGCGTGGAAACCCATCAAGGCCTAAGTGATTGGACATCAGGCATTTCACCTCTTGACTGTGCTTCTTGATATCGTTGTGCAGCTCTTCCAAGCTCTTCGCGCTCAACGCTATCACGAATTAATGTATCAGGCACGCCAAATTTTTCAGCAAGGTGAACAGCAACATCTTCTGGCTTTACAAGAAGGGTTAGAATTTCTGGCCCAAACGTGCCGCCAACCAACTGCAAATAGCGTGATATAGATGTAATATCTTGATTAGCTTGCGCTTGTGCAAGGGGCGAGACAGAACGAATTTTAACTTCTCTGCCATTTATAACTGGTAATTCAATACGGCCCTGTTTCTTTAAAATATATACGACACGTTGCAGTATTGGTTGAACCATCTCAGCCTGTAATCTACCAAACGCAGACCCAATTCTTCTTGATAAATCAGCCATGCGTTCTGCAACTTCAGTGGCTGATGCTGGTGTTTTGTTTGGATCGCCAAGCATATCATTATACAAAGCTCTCTTTATATTGTTGCGCATATCATTGAGAATAAGATTAGCAAC